GGGTCATATGCTGGAAGATCATAATGTAAACTGATCTTCAGCATATCTCACCTCTTTTGCAAAAGTGTGAGTTCCCCATAAAGTAAACCAAGAAATGCAACGCTTGAAATAGAACAAATTGTTGCTACTTGTAGTGCTTGCATAATTGCCTCACTTGGTGTAAGTGTGACCACGATAGCAGAAAGTACCATGTACTTCGTCAGCACCTTGCTGGCACTCATACTTTACACCACGATATGTGGTCATAGCAATTTGTGCGTCGTGCAGTGCTGCTGCTTTCTCGATTTGCTTCTTGATGATAGTAAGGGTGTTCATAGTAGGTCTCCTAAAAGAATGGGATTTACGCCCCGTTCCTTCAGTCGTTTGCGTCCCAGTAATGACTACACTCAGGTACAGATTCCTTTACGGTCTCTACCAGTTCTACCACAATTTTAGGTGATAGTTCTGCTCTGTTTGCTTCGATTCTGAACACTAGTGCATCAGCATCAGCACACAACATACCAGAGTATAAAAGTAGTTCTAACATGGGATGAACGCTCCGTTCCGCGACTTACTTGCGTCTCATGTGAATGTACCTTCACATTGACCTTCTACTTTCGACTTAAGATAACCAATTAGATTCCACTTAGACCGAAGGTCAAGATTGGGATCCGCTTGGATTTCTACTCGTCTCTGTAAGAACCTTTCACAAGACATGTGCCACCCATAAGGGTTGCCGTCATCATGATGGGCAAGGGTCAATGCCAGTAAGATACTGAGCATGAGATGAACGTACTAGAGTATTATAACTCCTATGCACTATCTATGCAAGTTCTTGTGTAACATGTGATACAATTTTATAAATCTTTAAGAAGTGAAAATTTTGCCGGATTTTTTTCCGCCGATCTGGGGAATCACTTCTTCTTTTTGGTTTGGGGTGGTTTATTTCCCCACAGTTTTGGATTCATTCTACCTTCAGTCTGTGTCATGTTCACAAACCCACTCTTATATTTGTCGTAGTAGTAATCAAAAATGTCTACTTGTTTAGGAGCAACGGCAATGTCGAATTTAGTTATATCACCTTCCACATACTCAATCAAATATGCAGTGTATGGAAGGTTCCTATCTTCCGACAAAGATGCGTCACAATCGGGATGAATTACTTTCACGCTAGCACTACTCAAGAACGGTTCCCCCAAGTGATATCAGGATATGCTTTGGAAACAAGTTCCTTGCTAATCTTGTATTTTGTTTCTAATTTTTTATCCTTAATCAAACAAACAATCTGTGCCTCAAGGGGGTGAAGACCAGAAAGAATGTTGATAAACATTGTTTCTCTACGGAGATTACTTAATCCAGGATTGCCACCCTTTACAAAATTATAGAACTTTGTATATTCCTTGCGGAGGGTAGTTTTCCCTTGATCATTTGCACCAAGAGAGTGTGTTCCAAGTTCTTCCATCTTGGAAATGGCATCTTCAATTTTTTCAGAAAGAGTTCCTTTGAATCCAGTCTCTCCATCAATTGCTGCATAAGGAACATCTCCCTCTGGAAGCATAGAAACTACAGTCTCATCAAAATTCCAGATAAAAATGGTTTTAAGGCAAGGATGTTCAAACTTCTTCAGTGCCTCTACTTTTCTAGCAACTGTACGTTGCTTTCCCACAACCTCAAAGATTTCAAAAACAAAAGGATTATTTGGAAGGTCGGGAATGGGTTGTGGTGCTTTCGCGACCTTCGGTTTAGCGGCAGCTTTTTTAGGTTTCGGTGTTGTCGTCGCCGCTTTCTTCGTCGTAGTCATGATAGTTTTCAAAATTAAATGCAATTACTTCATCGGGTATTAGGTTCCCGTTACCGTCAAACATTTCGGGATGAGGTCTAGGTACCTCTCGATAATTCATCATATATTCTCTAGCAGTCCAACCTCCAATTAGTCCCACTACAAGAAACAAAATGGTCAAAAATGAACCGAAGACTAAACTTACTGCTAACATTGTTCTTACCTCTGGGAACTAGGGTTTCTTCCTTGATTTAAAGGAAAACTCAAAGTAGATAGTTACTTCCCTTTTGAAGAAGCAAACCATCTTTTCAAATATAATATGAAATGGTTGTGTTTGCTTCTTCCCTCCATTAAGTATAAGATCAACCCCGCGATTAACTTCACGGTTCTTAATTTTATTTATATCTGGATTAGATAACTTTCTCTTCTCTGAGAAACTGAATGGTGTCAACGCATCCTCCTAACTTTCGATCATCACAAAGAACTTGTGGGAAGGTAGAACCCTCACCAAACTTATCATAGAACTCTTGTCCCGTAAAGTCTCTACCGAGTTTGTACTCAACAAACTGTTTACCTGTCATTTCCAATACCTGCATCACCTTATAGCAATACGGGCATCCGTTTTTTGAGTATACTAAAAATTTCATAGCAAATTAGATACTGTCAGTATTATAGCATATATTATTCATAAGTTCTAAGCATCCAACCAGTTGAATTATCTGCTTGGTATGCTGCTTCATCCCATTCCCAATATCTACCTTCAGCATATTGTGTTGTAGTTATACCTGGTTTAGCGCCGTGTGGAGAATACCAAGTTGCAGTTTGAATACCAAGAGACCATGAATCATATGGTTTTTGGCAGATAAAAATATCAGTAGTTCCAACACCAAGAGTTTGAGCATTAGCAATATATGTATGCCCTACTCCAGCAAAATTACCCCTAAATGACTTATTAAAAGACGTTTGCTTCCAGTTAGTGTCGCTTCCATACAAAGATTGAAGATGTGATACACCCAATTCTTCAACATCATTACCACCCATATTCACTTTATCATTGTCAACAACAACGACTCTCACAACCTCGTTGTTTTCATTTAATTGTGCAAAGTGAGCCATCTTTATGAAGTGTATTTCCTTTTATTATTTAGAATTGATTTGTTAGGAAGAAGGAGAGTGCAAACAATCACTATTCTTCTATTCTCTATAGGAGGTTCATGATTATGAATACCTTCAAACAAGATCACATCATCTTCTTTTCCATAGTATGGTTTCCCATCAATAATAGTATGACCTTTATTGCAGTCATTCAAGTAGATTAAAAGATTATGATGTTTAAAAGAATGATCATAATGAGGAACTGATGGAATATTCTTTTTAGTTGGATGTGTACAGTTAGCATTAATCCTGTAAATAACATCAGGGTGAATATTATTTTCAACAACTATCTCAATAATAGTCCTGTAAACTAAATCTAAATGATCTGATTTTGGTAATGGGTATAATCTAGAAGATTTATCAGGTCTCTCCAAAAATATATGACTATAATATCCAAAGTTATCAAAACCTGGTGAATTTAAATTGAATGTTGATTCACCAACCCAGTGCCAAGAAAAATCTGAATCGAGAACTAATTCTTTTAGTTTTAAATAACTTTCTGTTTTAGGATTCTTGAGGATCTTCATAATCTAAAAATTTAAACCATCCAGTCAAAATGTACTTTGCTTCTTGCTGATCTGTCTCACCTTTATGAATATGAGTCCAGTCTGCTGGCCAAATAATCATACTACCAGAATCACAATCAGTTATCAGTTCTTGATTATAAAACATTGTTCCAGCATTTTCAACAGTATTGAGATACAACATCCACACTAACTTCCTATCCATCACACTAGGATGTGTCGATTCTGCGTGCCAAGCATAATATCCTTGACCAGGAAGATATCTCTGAAATCTAAAGGTATTTTCTATACCCCAATAATACATTGTGGATAGAGATTTATGATACCTTTCCTTATACAGCAATATTTTTTCTTCTAATGCAGAGAGAGCAGGATGTAAAACTTGTTGTTGTTCTAAATCCTTCTCTATCTTATCATACCTAAAAACAATGTCACAAGAATCTTTAGATTTTTTATTTAACCCACCACCAACTTCACCATCACTCTGAAGTTCAGGATGATTTTCAAAATATTCTATGAGTTTTTTACAAGAGTCTTCATCAACCGCATCGGGATATATCCCGATGAAGTCTACATATTGATCTTTCATAATAAAGTGAGTTTAGTATATTATACTGAATATTTAATCCAAGCTTTTCCAGATCCACCATTGCCACCAGT